TCATCTCGCCACCTCCTGTTTGTGCGCCCGCAATGAAGCTAAGACGCGCAGCAACCTAATGTCTCCCTCTGTGCCTTCCTCGCAGACAACAGCTAAAGCGGAAAGCAGCCCGTAAAATTCACTCAGCAACTCACGATTCCGGTTGACGGCTTTCACCATCCGGAAAAGGGCGGCGGCGATGGCCGGGAAAAAGCCGTCGTTTTCGGTTTCGTCGATTGTGCGCAGCTGCTTTTCAAGCTGTGTAAACAGCGCGTCCGCAGTCTTTGGCAGGCGCTTGTAGTTGGTTTCGCTCAAAAACTGTGCATAAGCGGCTTCGGTGGTTTTCTTTGTAAGCATTTTTATATTCCTCCTCAAAATTTTAATCCAAATCTGAATTACGACAGCGCAAGCATTGAATCCGTTATCCAAAGAGCGCGAAAAGAATGCCGGCTATAACTAAGGTCAGAATGTCCAAAATAATTATTATAATCAGCAGCATATCGTGGTCTTCCATTCCCTCACCTCCTTGTTCATGCAATGCAAAATCTTTTGCTTGTGGTTGTTTTCGTGAACGCCTCGGCCAGATCGGGCATAGCTTTCTTAAATGCCGTGCTGTCAAATCTGGCGCTAGTCACGGCCTTGTATGTCACCTTCCAGTCCGTGCCGCTGATGGTGTCCACGCCCTCCGCGTCCATGTACCGTTTGACTTCATCGACCAGCGCGTCAAGCTCTGCCGCAAGTTCTTCTTGCATCCGCTTCAATTCACGAATTTCCTTGATCTTGGTGTCCATTGTGTTGACCTCCTGATTATTGATTATGTGAAACGTCTGTTAGACGATTTCGACCATTTGGGCGGCGGGCATGAAAGCATCCGTAAAGAACTCTTTCATACCGTCGACAGCTTTGACCATGATGTTTACATTTTTGCCGAACATGTTAACACAAATTACGGTCGCGGGTGCAGTAACCATTTCCCGCCAGAGATTGGAATAGGTCGTAACCATGATTTTGTCCCCGTTCTGGAGGTTAGCAGCCTTGACATAGGTTTCAGACCATGCCCGCTTGAAAGCAGCAGAGCGGTTCATACCGGACTTTATGTAAGCATTGGCTTTCTTGCAAACCTTAGTTCTAATCTCTTTCATGGTGTTACCTCCTGGGGTGTTTCCCTCTCTGTTTGTGCCTTAATTATATCACTATCTTTAGTGTATGTCTATTGACAATATGCACAATCTTTAGTGCTGTTCATTGTACATTTTATCACTTGAAATAGTGCATATCTTGTGATATAATGCGGATAGTGGAGAAGGGGCAGCCACTTCAAAGACCCCACTGGAAAGAGGGTGAAGAAAATGCCGATCAAATATGACAAGCTCTTGAAACTGCTAGAGGAAAGAGGCTATACCTCATACAGAATCAGGAAAGAAAAGGTTCTAGGGCAAGCGACATTGACAGCGATAAAAAACGGAACTGGCGGCCTTGACCATCGATCTATTGCAAGGCTCTGTGAAGTCCTTCACTGTCAGCCTGGCGATCTAATGGAGTATCAGGAAGCACCGCAGCAGCCCGCCACCGACCCCACAGAATAGCAAAAGCCAGCACCTTCGCGGGTGCTGGCTTCGTTCGTTTTGTGGGCTGACACTGGTAGTGAGGATTCCTGACTGTCCAATTTTGGACACACCGCCAATTTTGGCGATATCCCGCACGCGGAATAAAAATTCCCGCCTGAGCGGCGGGAGTGTTGACAATATCTCAAAATTGGGGTATAGTATAAGAAACGAGGGTGCTACCGGTAGACGGTCAGCCCCGTGGTTTAGTTACAGGAAGTAATCGCACTGTTGGAGCAGGGGCGGTTACTTCTTGTTATTAGCCGCAATAAACAGGCTGATAATGCCAACGATTAAAATGCCGATCTGGATAAGGTCGTAGTATGTAACCATTCGCACACCCCCTCTCTGAAAAGTGGGGGCGCAGAAGCTACCCCCGATGATGGGGGCTGACCGCCTACCGTTACTGGTAGCACCACCGACAGCATAGCACAGGAATTGACAAAAAGCAAGGAAAGAATTATAATCAGGTCAGACAGCAACAATGATTGTCTGTCGTATCGTTGAAGCAAGTAGCCGGGGCGGTTTTCGGTTGCTTGTGGAGCTTGACCGAGGGTTTGGCGTTTCCTCAAACTGTCTAGGGGCAACCCGAAAGAAAACGCCACTTTACCGCTTGCAGGGCGCAAGGATAAAGAATGCCCACGGAGTTGATCTTTTCGCAGGACACGAAAAGGGTAAACAAAAAAATGTCCACTGAGATGAACACGCCCCCGACCATCAAGGCCGGGGGCGTGGCTCTATGTGGTTACGGTGATTCCTGCCTTTTCCAGCATTGCCCGCTTTTCCTCCGGGGACATGGAAGCAACACGGGCGGCAACTCTCCGGGTCATTGCGTCCGCTTCTTCCTCGAAGGCCTGTTCCTTCCGCCGCTTGCGTTCGTATTCTTCCCGGCGCTCCTGTTTCAGTATGTATTGCTCCTGTATGGAGCTGCCGGACAATCTGAATGCCCCCAGCCCTGTACCGTGGTACATGTCAAAGTCAAGAAAGCGGTGCAGGGTTCTGGACTTGCGCAGTTCCCGGATTCCCTTGTTTTCCATTTGCCGCGTTCGCTCCAGGCTTTTGCCCATGACCTCCCCGACAGCAGATAGCGTCATATCGCCCCAATACCGCAAGCGTAATACCTGCGCATTATCTGGGGAAAGTTCGCTTATAGCGCCGTCTATGGCCTTGTGGAGCTGCTCGTGGTATACAGATTCTTCCACGTCCTCTATTGCATCTGCTGCCCTGCTGTCTGGGACAAGTTCGCCCAGAGTGCCGCCGTCCGGCTCGTCAGGCTGTACAGGCCGGTCAAGGCTTGTGGCGGTGTTCAACGGCTCACACCTGCCGTTTTTCGTGCGGTAGCCGGTAGCCTCCGCAAATGCAGTTTTCAGATGGAACATGAACCATGTGGAAAAAGCGCCGCGCTCCGGGCTGTAGGTCTCCACCGCCGCCACCATAGCCAGATAGCCGGTCTGGTACAGGTCGTCAAATTCCTCGCCCCGGGGGTTGCCGCTGAGCTGCAGGGCGGTCATGATTTGCATGGCTTTTCGTTTCACAAGGCCGTTTACCTGTTCCCAAAGCTCCAGCGTGCGCCCCTGGTCACCCTGCCGGATGGCAATGGCTAATTCTTCGTTTGACAATGCTCACCCTCCCAGCCGGGGGCATTTGCAGCCCCCGGCACAATCCGCAGAAAATCCTTTATCTGCGACCCGCCGCAGTCCTTCGCGCCGGGATTCTGTTTTGCTGTGGAAAAACGCATAGGGTCAGTGCTTCGCCCCTCTGAGCTTGTCCACGGAGAGAATGCCGCCGTGCGGCGGTTCTCTGTTTGGTTAAATAGTCCAGCGCGCTTGTTCAAAATAGGCGGCTGTAGCTGCTGCCAGCTCGACAGGCGTTTGAGGAACAGCGTTGATATACTGATTGACTACCGTGCCGCCGCCATTTCTGGAAGTTCCGTTTCTCCACAAAGACGCCTCGGAGGCGGTCAAAACGGCCTCCCCCTTGTGGAGATAGGCGGCATAATTGTCATATGGCACATAATCAAGGCCGTTCTTGTGGCTATTTTTTGTTCCGCCCGTGTTGTTGCTCCCATTAACGGATACATTAACGTTACGATTTCCGAAAAGGCCACTCCACAAGCCCTCAAACCACGTGCAAAAGCTAGCCCATGCGTCAGAAATACCCTGCTTGAATCTATCGACAACAGCTTTACCGGCGTTTGCAAATTCAGCCCCCAGGGCGTCCAGGCCTTCCACCACGGCTTCCACCAGTTTGGGTAGACTTTCTACCAGAGTTGGGATAGCGGCCAAAATGCCCGCCACAACACTTACAAGGATATCAACACCGGAAGCAAGAATGGTGGGGAGATTCTGGGTAATAAACTCAACAAACGAGGTGATTATTTGCGGGAGATTTGCAACAAGGGCGGGTATCCCGTTCATGATGCCAGTGATAAGGTTCGTGAGAATATCCGTTCCCTTTGCCAGAATCGACGGTAGATTGCCGGTTATAAAGTTCAGAAATCCGTCAATGATCTCCGGTAGCTTATTCATCATATCGGGGATTCCTTCGTCAATGCCCGCCGTTAACTCGCCCAGGATATTTAATCCCGCGTCCAGGATGCTGGGCAAATTCTCCACAATGCCGGTTACAATTCCGAATAGCAAATCCCCGCCAGCTGCAAGAAGCGTTGGCAAATTTTCTTCTATAACTGCCGTAATAGAGCCGATCAAGGCGGGCAAATTGCTTGAAATGCCTTTTGCAACGTCTCCAACGAGTGTGATTCCAGCCGTGAGCAAGCCGGGGACGCTGCCGGAAATGAAGGAAATGCCGGTACTGATGATTTCCTCACCTTGCGTGTCAATGACTTCCCCTATGGAATCAAACACAGTGGAAATTACAGGGAGAATATTGTCCGCCGCAGTTGTAACGGACGATAAAAGGTTGCCCGTTAACTGTGCCATATCCGCGTTGCTGTTTCCGATTCCTGTAACCCAGTTTTCCCACGCTGTTTTTGCAGAATTTACGCTGCCTTCAATCGTCGTGCTTGCTTCCAGCGCAGTCGTTCCGGTTATCCCTATCTCCGTCTGCACAACATGGATTGCATCCACAATGTCAGAATAGGACGAAATGTCATATTTGACCCCAGACAGCTTTTGAGCGTCCTCAAGAAGCCGCTCCATTTCCTGCTTTGTACCGCCGTAGCCCAATTTCAGGTTGTCCAGCATGGTATAGTTTTGCTTTGCAAAACCCTGATAGGCATTTTGGATGGATGCCATATCCGTCCCCATTTTGTTTGCATTATCGGACATATCCGTAATTGCAAGGTTTGCTTTTTCCGCTGCTGCCGCTGTATCACCGTCAAGGGACTGCAAAAGCGATGCTGAAAAGCTGGTAACGGTATTCATGTAATCGTTGGCAGATAACCCAGCAGTCTGGAAAGCGTCCGCCGCGTATTGCTGGACAATCCCGGCGCTGCTCTTGAATAGGGTTTCCACACCGCCTACAAGCTGTTCGTACTCTCCATACTCCTCGATTGCTGATTTCGTTAAGGCCGCTATACCCGCCGCCGCAGCGGTGATAGCCGCAGTTCCGATTTTTGCAGCGGTGGCAAGCCCGGATTTCAACTTTCGGCTAAACTCCGAAGTTTTCTTACCCGCCTCGTCTAGCCCTTTCTCATAGTCGCCTTTGTCTAGGATGATTGAGGCATATAATTCAAACACATTCACCTTGCGTTCACCTCATTTTCTTACCGAAACCGTAACCATCCTTGTACATTTCCTGCCCAATCTTGTACAGGGATACGACCTTTTCGTTAACCTCCCCTGTCGGTAATCCGGGAATGTTTGGCATTCGCCCATTGATTCCATCAGAAAAACCGCAGTCAGAAAGTTCTACCATTGCCCCGCGGATTTTATTCGCGAACCTTCGGGCATTCATCTTAAATTTCAGCGCGTATACAAACTTGACAAATTTCTTATACATTCCGTTCCTCCTTCAGCAGTCAAGGCACTTTGCCCGAATAGCCTTAATCGGGGTCAGCCGTTTTTCTTCCATAGACACAGTTTAGAAACTCTCGACGAAATCACCGGAAAGCTGCTCCCACCATTCGCCCATGCTGAGCGTTACGCCGGGAGAATCGCGCCGCTGACCGTTGCCGCCGCGCCCGCTGCAATAGTTGGCAACGCCGATAATCTCATCCCACGCCCTCAAGGTTGTTCCCATGCCTCTAGCGCAGTCTCGCGCAAGGCAGAATAATGCAACCCTGTCTTTTGTGCTGTCTGCGTTGTCCGCCGCTTCCTTCGCATAGTGGCCGATCAGCTTTAACATAGTCGGGTTCTTGTCGTATCTGTCCGCAAAGCCGAAATAATCATCTACCGTCAGAATGCCGGTTTTCATCAGCTCAAGCGCGTTATTGTCAATAGCGGAGGGGTCGGCAAGGTTGCTCGTCTGCACTTCCTTTTCCAATGCGCGGCGGAGGTCTGCGGCCTTCGCGTCGAACTCCGCCCAGATGCGAACCGCTTCTTTGCGCAGGTTTGTTTCTGCATCTTGGAGCTGGAGCGTGGCGATCTGCTTTTTCATCGCGTCCGTTCCCGCGTCCTGCATGGCCTTTCGTGCCTGCTCTACTGCGTTATACGCGGCGGTGTATTTTTCCCGTGCCTCCTTGAAAGCGGTGTCAAGGTCTTTTGCAAAGTGGTTATACTGGCTCATTTCGTTGTCCTTTCTGTTGCAAATAGGGTGCAACTCCCATTGTCGTACATCATACAGTTATTGCCGCAGGCCATCCCGCCGGATAGGGGGCAACGTTTCCCGGTCTGTGCCGTTCCTGGCCTGCATCTATCCCCGCTCATAAAGGCGCAGTCATCACCCCGGCAAACGGGGTCTATGGCCGTTGAAAATGGGCAGGACTTCCGGCGGGGCGCTGGTTCATAACTGCGGGTTGGCGATTTTGTCCCCATCGGTACAGTTCCGAATGTGGTATGAACCATCGGCATATATTCTTTGCAAGCTTCCCCCATCCATCTGAACCGCTGGCCGTTGCTGTCAACTTCCGGGTATTGATCAAAAATAGACATTTTTACACCTCCTTATCAATCGTCTTCGTGGAAAACCGTCTTTTACCTTCTGAATCCTTGAACAAAGTAGCTGATTCATAGCTCACCTCAAAAAGCGGGGTGTGGTATCCTGTATGATCTTTCAGCAGTTCAAGATTTGCGTCATACATGGCGCAGTAAGCGGGGATGATCTGCTTGTTCCACGTCTGTTCATCAATCGCGTGGGAACAGTGCGGGCATTCTCTGGCCTTGCCATATCGAATGTCCCGGCGGTAAACCTCCCAAATACCGCCGCAGTAGTGGCATTTGATTCGTAAATAGCCCATATTTTCACCCCCTTTCTTATGCGGAAACGCCCTTTTTGTAAATCACACGGTCAAGGGCATAGGCAACGGCGTCAATCGTGTGGTTATCCTTATCCGGGAGAACGGAAAGAAAGTTTCCGTCCTTATCCGTGGCATAACTGTAGTTTACAAACTCCCGGTATGCTTCGGGGGTTCGCTTCGGGTCAATGACAATGCGGCGGTGCTGTAACCATTTCACGCGGTATTCCACACACCCGGGGAATTTCCTGCATGGTATGCACTTGATTCCCTCGGCCTGAATGTCGGCGATACTCTTAGGCTCCGCGCAATCGGCGGTAATGGTGTACCGCTCCGCATACTCGCCCACATAATAGGCATAGCTTACTTCCTGGCTCCTGTCGTAGTGGCGGCGTTTGATCTCGGCGGCGATCTGCCTGTTTGACCAGTGCCGTTCATAAATTTCATCCAGGAAATAAACGGTATCAATCTTTCGGTCATAGGCCACACGCACAAAGGCGCAAGGGTCAACCGCGAAACCGAAGTCAAGCCCCATGAAGATATAGCCCATCTCGTTTATTTCTGCGTCGGTGATCTCCCGGATTTCCAAATTTGGGAATACCTCGCCGCCCGTTCCGGTTGCTATGCCCATGTATTCATGCTCATATGCCTTGTAATTCAGCGCTTTCAACCGCTCGGCCTCATACAGAAACGCTTCACCCAGCCACTCCGAGGGGACTTGCGTGTAGTTAGTCAGCAGTGTGACGGCCTTTTCGTCCGGCTCCTGTATGAATACGTTCGCCCAGTTGTTGGCGCTGATGGGAGGGTTAAAGCTGCGGAATACAATTGCGCTGCTGCCCTGGCCTCTCAGGACAGACTGCATAACATTTCGGGTGAAGTTCGCGCCGGGAAGCTCTGAAAATTCCTCAAACCAGATATAGCGGAATGTACCGCGCCGGGGTTTGATGGATTTCAGCTTGCTTGCATCGTCCAGACCACGGAAAAGAATTTCCTGCCCGGTGGGGAGATATGCATAGCTCATGGGGCTTACACGCCCCCGCCACAGGTGAGAAACGCCCAACGTGTCTATTGCCCAGCCGATTTGTGAATAGCAGCTATCGCGCAAGGTGTTTCCCACGGCACGGAATACAATGGCGTTTGATTCCCCATCCTGCATGATTCCGCTGACGATCTCCACAGACACAAACGACGATTTGCAGGAACCGCGCCCGCCAGGGAGGTTGTATGTGCTGTGTCTCCCTGCCCTGACATCCTCGTGTAATGGGTAGTATACAGGCGCTATGTGCTGCTTCACGTCGATGCAGTCGATCAAGGCTTCTGCTTCCTGCTGCCGCCGTCTGGCGGCATTGCTTGCCCTCACACGGCTTTTTAATCGGTCATAATACATCGGGTTCCCCCTCGGTGCTTTCCAGCTCTCTGAGAATGTCGTTAAACTCGGTGAACTTCAAGCCGTAGTCTAGCAGCGTCCGCGCCGCTGTAATGTGGTTTGCGCTCGTTCCTTCATCATCTGCGACAATAGCGCCCAGCCGGTCTATTGCGGCGGTTAAATTCTGCTGCAGCTGCCGGGTTGCGCTGTCCATAATTCCGGCGGCGGCGTGCTTATATGCTGCCGAAAATTCAGCGTCTTGCAGATACGCCCGCAAGGTGCTTTCTCCAATTCCGGCGGCTTTTGCTGCCTCCGCCCTTGTACGGCACACTAGAAGCGCTTGCAGGGCTTTTTCTTTGCGTGGTGTCAATTTTCATACCCCCCTTTCAATCGGCGCTTTCTGCGGCTTTCTGGCGGTCATAGAGCCGCATAAAATCAGCAAGGTTCATTGTTACGCGCCACGGTTCCCGGCTTCGGCGGTGAAATACGGCGGGCAAACCGTCCTTGAAATGCCGGCTATCTTTTTCGGCCTGCTCCATCCACTCGGAAAGCCGGACTTGTTCGCAGCGTTTGCATTCGATATGGATTCCCGGCAATCCCGCAAGGTCTGGAACCTCGCCAAATGACAGAGAACCGCCGCGCTCAATGGTGTATCCGTATTCCCTCAGAATGGCGGCAAGCTCCCGTTCTCCGTCCGCGCCCTTGCGCTGTGATGTTTTCCCGCTCGTATCGTTCACCCCTTTCAATAAAGTTCTTCGTAAAATCGCAGTTCCCGGATTCTCCCGCTGAAAAAGTGGTTGATGTTATAGTCACAATGCCGGTACTTTGTCCGAAAGTGCTTGTCGATCATGGCATAGTATCCATCCGGGGAAACGTCTTCGGGATAGTTGCCCGTATTCTCCGGAAAGATATAGGGCATATCTTGACATATGCGCACGATCTGGCTTGCTCTAATGGGTGGATGCGGTTTCCCCATGTGCTTCTCGTACTGCTCGAAGTAGTACCGGAACACGCGCAAGGCATCTTGCAAGCTATAGACACTCTGCGGGTATACACTCGCGGTTATATCTGCGAATTTCTCAAAATCAAACGTCAATGAAAATCCTCCTTTCTTGGCGAAGTCCCTTATACAGAGAAAGAAACAGGGTTTATTCTCTTATGCAGGGGGGGAATGGAGCGCGTAAGCGGCTCCGTTCCCTTTTGCCCTTTTATATAGGAAATGACTTGTCATTTCCCTTGTACTCTCTCGCTTTGGATATGGATATAGCTGTAGATATGGTGTAGAAACCATGTTAGATTCCTAACGGATGTTCCCGCTCCTCTTTAATTCTCCGTTGGTAGTCTCGCTGTCGGTCAGCTTCGGTGCTTGATTCCCCGATAAAGTTCTGAATGTCAAGCATATAAATAGCCCCGCTGTCCAACTTCTCAATTAGCCCAACATCTGAGAAAAGGGCGATTGCCTCGTTTACTGTTTCGCAATCGTGGCCGGTAGCACGTGCTATCATTTCCGGGCTATATGGTATAGCGCCTGCCATTATCCGGCCGTTCCCCCGCAAACTTAAAAGATAGAGCTTTAGGAGAATGTTGCTATACTGATAGCCATTCGGCATACTTTCAACGGCTATTAGTTCCGGGGATCTGAAAAAATCCTCTTTTAACCTCATATAAAAATATTTTTTGTTGGTACTCATTTGCTCAAATCTCCATTTCTAAAGTTTGAATTTGAAATATTCTTTCTGCGCTCCATACGGATTTGGGCCTGTTGCTGCCTCAAAACGGGCATTTTATCGCTCCTCTTCGTCCGCTGTCACTGTGATGGGGGTATTCAGAAACTCGATCAGTCGATCTAAGTTGATCCAATAGCGGTTACCAGACTTCACATAGTACTTGAATTCCCCGCGCTTGATCCAGCGCCGCAGGGCACTGTAAGAAACACCCGTTTCCTCCGCTCCATGACCGATAGACACCATTCTTGCCTGCATCAAACCGCCTCCGCTTCCTTTGCCAACATAGTGATGATTTCCATGACCGTTGCCTTTTCTGCGCTGGGCAACTCTTTCCGCAGCTTGCGGGAAAAGTTTCCATCGTTGACCCCCAGTTCTTCCGCAATCTGCCACAGGCGCACACCTGCCGACTTTGCCGCTTCTCGAACATCCTTATTGTGCATACATTTTCCTCCTTCTCAGAAATTTGTTGTTGACAGCAATAGATTGTTGCTGTATAATTATTATAGCAATAAACAACAGTAAAATCAACAATATATTGCTTGCTTTTTATATTGCAATCAATTATTGCGCAGAGGGGATATATATGGAGCAACGCAACAAAGAAACAGGGAAATACAACAAGCCGTTCCCCGCCCATTTAAGGAAACTGATGGAGGAACGGAATATCACACAAAATGAATTGGCACAAATTGTTGGCAAGACCCGGCAAACCGTATCACAATACGTTAGCGGCATTAGTGAGCCGGGATATGACACGCTGGTAATAATTGCTAAGCACTTTAATGTTCCTATTGACTACCTTTTGGGAAAGACAGAAGATTATAGCAACGCTCCCTCGGCTGTTGACGAGTTGGGTTTATCCACGGAAGCGGTTGAATGGATTAAGAAAATAAAACACATCTCTTTTCTTTATGAGGATAGTGACAATCGAATTGCATTCTTGTCTCAAATTTTAGAAAATTCAGATTTTCAGTTGTTTTTCCATTATCTTTGCGAATTTTCATACGCTTGTAATGCGGAAAAGATATATGATATTTTATTTGACAAAATTTTCCCAGCTAGTGATGGAGAGTTTATCAGCGACAAGCATATTGATGCTTTTAATAGGCATCTTACAAAAATGATTGAATGTAGTGATGTTAGCCCGAAAATAAGAGACTATCTTTCTGCTAAAATTGAAGCGGTTAATGGTACGGTGGACTCGAATTCGTGGATAGTAAATGCACTTGAGGGAGTGGATGGGTTTTCTATAAGCGATATTCCAGAACTTCGCGTAAAAAGAAGCTTTTCACTACTTATGGAAAGTATTCGGGAGGACGCAAAGTATCAAAAAGTTGCTGATATTTTTTCTGATGAATTAGTCGTAAAAATGAAAAAAGATATTTACAACGGAAATAATAACCCATAACTAATAAAAACCGCCACCGTGGCGGCAACCACGATGGCGGCAAAACGTAAAACCGACCAACTCAAAAGCCGATTTACACGAATATTATACCATATTCGTCTGATCGGTGCAAGACCGAAAGGAGAGAATCATGGCAACGATCAAAAAGCGGGGTAATTCTTATCTGATCCGCTGCTATGACGGTTACGATCAGACCGGGCGGCAAATCGAACGGACGATGACATGGAAAATTCCACAGGGCATGTCCGACAAAAAGGCAGAGCGGGAAGCCCGCCATCAGGCAGAGCTTTTTGAAGAAAAGGTACGCACTGGACAGAGCGCAGAGAAGAAAATCAAGTTTGCAGACTTCTGCGACCTTTGGATGAAGGACTATGCACAGGTACAGCTTCGCCCCAAAACCATCAAGCGATATCAAGGGCTACTGGAACGCATTAAGCCAGCTTTGGGGAGTATCTATCTTGACCGACTCCGTCCCACGCACTTGACGGCCTTTTACCGGGAGCTTGCGGAAGTTTGCAAGGCATCCACATACACTGCAAAGATCGATCTGAGAGCGTACTTGAAACAGCATAAGACCACACAAGTCAAGCTGTCAGAAGACTCCGGGGTCTGCACCTGTACCGTTCGCTCTATCCTGCTGGGCAACGCCGCCACCGAAGAAACGGCGAAAAAAATAGCCGATGCTTTACACATCGACTTTGACAAAGTATTTCAGCCGTCGGGAGAACCTGAACCCCTTTCCGGCCAGACCATTCTCCACTATCACAGGCTGATTTCGGTTATTCTGCAAACCGCCGTAGAATGGCAGTATATCCCTGCCAATGTTGCAGAGCGGGTAAAACCGCCGAAGGCAGAGGCAACAGAGGCGGTCTATCTGGATGACAAACAGGCAATTCATCTTTTGGAGCTGTTGGAGGATCAGCCGATTTACTACCGTACCGCCGTCACCGTCCTGCTGTTTACAGGTATGCGCCGAGGCGAATTGATGGGGCTGGTGTGGAGCGATATTGATTTTGATCACAACACTATTACCATTCAGCGGGCAACCCAATACCTCCCGGATATGGGCGTATTTACAGCCGAAACGAAAACCAAATCCAGCCACCGGGTCATTAAAGCCCCCGCCACGGCGATTCACGCCTTGAAGCAATACCGCACATGGCAGCGGATCACTTTCCTGCAAATGGGGCAGCCGTGGGAGGAAGGACAGCGAGTATTTGTTACGCAGAACGGAACACCTATGCACCCGGACACACTGACAAGCTGGTTTGGCAGCTTTATCAAAACCACCGATCTCCCGCCTATACATATCCACAGCCTCCGGCATACAAACGCCACCTTGCAAATTGCCAACGGCGTGGCGGTCACCACCGTGGCGGGCACATTGGGGCACAGCACGGCCAACACCACAACAAAGGTTTATGCCCACGCCATTCAGAGCGCCGCCGCTGCTTCTGCGGAAATGATGGATAACCTTCTGAACCCGGCGAAAAAACAGGCATAA